AACTCGAATTCCCGTCCGGGGATCGTTGGACAGCATCGTATAGACCGGAACGCACTTCATCTCCCGCTGGCAGTATTTCTGGAAGAGATCCTTGTAATTCGCACTCTGACCAATCGCATCGTCCACATCCAGATAGGTCTCCATCACAGTGGTCACAAACGTGGAGACGATGTGAAACCGATTGCCGCAGTCCGTCCACAAAGCACCCAAGAAGGCTTCGAAGATATCTCCGAGCTTCTTGAGGTTGGTGCGTCCGCTAATCGCGGGGGACTCCTCGTTGTGGCGACTGATGACGTAGAATCGGTCCAGTCCCAGGTGTTTGGAGAGTTGCCCAATTCGCTCGTTGTTCACGAGTTCCTTGCGAGCGTCGGTCAGAAACCCCTGCTTCCGCTCAGGGTACTTCTTGCGGAGGTAGGTTGCGATGCAGACACCCAGGACACTGTCTCCCTCAAACTCCAGACACTCGTAGGATTCGTCCTGCAGAGGCATGACACCCGGGGGACACGGAGCGAGTTGCGCCGGACGTCCGTCGGGGGTTGTATACTCTATGCGACGCACATAGGTCGTGTGGACCATTGCCGTTTGGAAGACCTTGGGGTTCTGCACTCGGTAGTGCGGAAGCCCATGGCGATGTAAGATCCTCGAAATGTCCTTCTCATGGAAGGATCGATTGGCGGGGTTGTAGGGATTGTAGAGCTCCATAGTGTCTCAGAGCTCAGTCAGTCTAAGTTTCGTTTTCAGTAATACTGCGGGAAGACGGACCGCAGGATGGTGTAGACGACGCCGAACACCGCGGCGTGGGTCAGTGTCTGGACCCACAGAGGCTGCCCGGGAGGGAGAGCCAGAAGCAGACGCGGGGTCAGCAGGACAAAAAGCAGCACAGGCACGAGGACATTGGCGTTCATTTGTAAAGAGGCTTACAACTTTTTCTCATTCAAAGGGCATACTCGCTCCGTTAATGGTGAAGCCTGTGCACTTCCACACCCTGGCTCTTCGCGCCGTGCAGACGAATCGGTCGGTTCTCTCACACCTTACTCGTATTCAATCTGGTTTCCTCCCCGAAGTCAACATCAAACAAGCCGAAGAATCCTTGGCTGACTTGCAGGCTATGCTTCACGAGATGAAGACAGCCTTGCAGTCCCCCCCTCCCAAGTCGGACTCCTCTTTTGTTCCCCTCAAATGATCCCTACTCCATCGCCTTTAGATCAAACGCGAAGTCAGTGGACACCAGCTTTGGCTCGTGTCTCCGCACAATCTCCTTCATGACATCCTGCCCCCTCTCGCCCAGGATGTCAGTAAGGTACTCCTCCAGTTGCTTCTTGGAGAGCGTCCATCCCTTCTTCCACTGCCCCGGACGCTTGACCGTGAACCGCATGTGCGACTGGTTCAGGTCAATCGTATCGGGAAGCTGAGACTCGTTGTAGACCGCGCTGAGGTCCAGCTCAATTGTCCTCCTCTCATCGCGCAGAAGACTGACCTGTTCGTTGGCGGTTGCGATCTTGCGGGTGATGTCGAGATACCGACTCAGAGACGGGCGAAGGGACTCCATATGGTTTGGTTCCTTGTTGGAATACAAACTGTCCGTTTTGAACAAGGGAATGTTTGACGCAGAGGAAATCGAGCGACTGCGCCAGGTCTACAACAAAGAGCACAAGCGAGAGGAGCCCATTCCCAAGGGATCGCCCGAGGAGGTCTGGGCAGCCTTGACCCGCAGGATGCAGGAGAATTGCTCCACGGGAAGTGCGGAGTGCATCTTGGCCTCTCTGATGAACCGCCCCAAGGCTCCCAAGGAGTGGGCTCTGGATCGCAGCGAATGGCTCTCGTCCGAGGACATTGACGCAGTGGAGAAAAACTACGTCCAGCTGTTTCCCGACTACGAGTATCTGGGGGCTCTTCCGATTGACTTTGACTTGAAGTCCGATACGGGCAAGTGTCTCATCAGCACGCTCTGCTCGCTGAACATCAAGGACCTGGCTGCCAAGGGAAAGCACCGGATCGGAGTTGTGATGAACACCGACCCTCACGACGGACCCGGTCAGCACTGGGTGGCGGTCTTTTGCGACATTCGTCCCGAATTGGAGTTCCCTCGCATGACCTACTTCGACTCGTATGCCTACACGCCCGAGCCCGAAATCCAGAAGCTCATGGCCCGCTGGAAGGAGCAGTGGACGGATGGCTCCATGCAGTTGACTTACAACAAGCTCCGCCACCAATACCGCGATTCGGAGTGCGGGATGTATTGTGTCTACTTCCATTACGCCTGCCTCCTGGAGATTCCCATGGAAGACCGCATTCCCGACGATGTGATGAACGGATTTCGCGACATGCTGTTTCAGATGCCCAAAATAGAATCGGGGGACAAGAAATAATGGAGTGGGTTCTCGTACTGCTTCTTACGGGATTCTTGCTGTATCTTGTCTTTGTGGACACACCGGTCGTGCCCGCCGTTCCCCGCGAGCGTCTCTGTGACTACATCACCTACGGGTCAGTCTACGAGGACGTCTCCACTGCCTGCAAGCGTGGCGTGCGTCTGATTGAACTTCATGTCTATGCCGACGAACAGGACCATCCCGTTGTGGCGACAGGTCCTCTTCACGATGGGTACGACTACAGCAAGGACAATGTCTCCTTCGAGTCGTGTATGGTGGACTTGGTCAACGATGCGTTTCCCTCCAAGGATCCGATGATTCTCTCCCTCGTGCCCCATACCCTGAAGAACGTGACGCTCACTGAGGTCGCCGACATCCTGGAGTCCACGGTTCGGAAGCACATGATTCCCGACAAGGACTTGGCGACAGCTCGCATTGACGACCTCGCGAACAAGCTTCTGCTTGTGACAGGAGGCGTCATTCAGGGAACGCGTCTGGAAACCCTTGCCAACTTCAACTGGACCGAGTCGACCACCCGTCGCCTCTCGTACCAGCAGGCCCTGAGCCCTCGCGACCCCCAGGAGCTGAAGAAGTTCACCCGCGACAACATCGTTGTGGTAGGACCCGACGTCGGGACAGTGAACGAACATCCTCGCCGCCCCGCCCTCGCGTTCGGTTGCCAGTGGAATGTCTACGGGCTCGGCACTCCTGGGTTCACCGAAAAAACCTTCGCGCGGAAGGAATAAAATGACTGACACAACCAAGGACATTCCCGTGGAGGAGACGACGTCGATGGGCAAGGAGGACTCCGAGATGGCGGGAGGCAAGCGCTCTGCCTGGATGGTCCACGTCATGAAGACGAAGCGCGCCCACAAGGGCAAGTCCCTCGCGCAGGTCCTCAAGATGGCCGCCAAGACCTACAAGAAGTCCGGCAAGAAGACTGCCCGCAAGACCCGCAAGGGCAAGAAGTTCCTCGGCATGTTCGGCGGCGGTGTTGCCGAGACTGCTGCGATGGTCGGCGGTCGTCGTCGCTCCCGCAAGGGCTCCCGCAAGCACTAAGAAACCCGATAGGCAATCGGGGCATTCCCTGTAATCCGTAGTTGAACCCGATGAAACAACCACGTGTGAACGCTTCCGGTGGCAATCGTGATATCAACCGTTCCATCCTCCTTGGCGGTGTCAGAGAGACGATCCAGTCCATTCAGGACCAACCGCACGACGCTTCCGGGGAGCAACCCGGACATCTGAATCCTCTTCACGGTATAGTCTCCGCTGATCGTGATGCAGTCAGTGTCAGGCGGGACGGTTCCCTCCTGGGTGTCCACCCATACCCCGTCGGTGAAGCCAAGTCTATCCTGAAGCTCCTTCCAGTTTCCCACGGGCATTGGTGTATGCCACCGTGGGTGCCTTAAAACGGAACTCGAGTTCCTAGTATACACTGACCGTCATGGACGCCCCCAAGACACGCCGTGAGAGCAAGAAAGACCCCAAGCAGAAGGCGAAGGGCAAATCAATCTACAGTGCCAAACACGTTCGCATTCAGCAAGCTACAAAAGGCTCCGGGAAGCCACACGCCGTGTAACCCGCGGATCCCTGTCCTTTGTTCTGCCCCCTCCTGCCAATCTCCTACACGTCTTCCCCTTGTACGTCTTGCGAGCGCAACCGCTCTTGTAATACGCAACGTGGGACATGAAGCCGCGGTAACTCCGAATGGTTGTCTTGGTCGCCTTGGCCAGACGCACGAGAAGCCCGTGCATCCACTTGGTATACGACTTTTGACTTGTCAGGTCGGGATCGCCGTACGCCTTGACAACCTTCCGGAGCTCCTCAAAGGGATACGCCTCTCCCAGGTGCTTGATGAACTCGCGCTGGACGGACATGTCCTTGGGTTCGGGAGCCTCAGGGTAGTTGTAGGCAACCGCCATGAGAAAATCACGACCGGGAATCGCAGTCGGTTTCATAGCCATGTACTTGGCCTTGACCTCCTCAAAGGTCGGGTCGGGTCCCGGGTCAATCACGGTCGGGTCGTCGTCCGCCTGTCCTCGCAACTTGGCATTGACCTTGTTGTGGATGTCGTAGAGCCACCTGCCTGGATCGCTACGCCCGAGAGGGTGCTCTTTCACAAACTTCGCAGTGGACTCCCGACAGAAGGGGCACGGCAGGACGTCCTTCATATCCTGGAGGACATCGTCGGGATGCTTCGACCGAAAGGCGATGAGGTGGAACAACTGCCACCCACTCGGCCCCCAGAAGCGCGTATCGATCCCCATTGTTACTCTCCAAGAAGGTTCTCGTAGGCCTCCCAGCCGTAGGTCGTCAAGATGTGTTCGACTCGCCGAGGATGCCAGGCAGCCATCATGATCTCCTCCTTGAGGAGCTTGCACGCCTGAATTGCCCGAAGACGATCTGTCTTCACGAGAAGTTCCTCGTAAATCGCACGTGTGCGGCTTCGATGCCGTTGCAAACACACTGCAAGTTGGAACGCCCGAACGTCTTGCTTCCACGTCTTTTCTATCTCAACCTCCCTATGAATGTCCTCGTTGGTCCGAAGCCACCCTCCCCGTCGTGAGATGTTTGCTCGAAATCCCATGACGTGGTCGGAAATCTCGTCATCGCTCAAGAGAACCATAGACCTCACAAGGCGCCGAATGCGCGGCTCCATGTGAAACTCCTCTGCCTTCCGAAAGAGAACGTCGTGCGGAGGTTCCCACTCCTCTACCTTTCGCTGAATGGTGTGAAGGGCATATACGTGGGAATAGGTGCGCATGAGTTCTTCACATTTAAGTTGATCCCGCCCTTTCTTGGATTCCCATCGTGCAAGTCGGCGGCGTTCGTGCTTGTCCATGCCTCTGTGAGACAGCAAGGAGACCAAATCCGTTTTAGAGTTTCCCTTCGCGGATCTTTTTGTCGAGCTCCGCCCCGTAGACGGCGGGGGTCTTCGTCTGCCCGCCCTCCAGGATGTCCGCATAGTCGCGGAGGATTCGCTCAATGCGGGCGTTGTCCGTAATCCCGTGACGCTCTGCGACACGCGCAATCTCCTTCACGACCTCGACCGCGTTGGCCTTCCTGGCGTCGTCCATCTCGATGGGATCGATGGACTTCCCCTCCGCAAGTTTCTCAAAGACGGGGAGGCGTGCTCCTCCACGGCGGGTCCGACGGGCGCGGCGTTTGATGCGAGACGTGCGGCGTGGCATTTGTATCTGTCCGTAAAAAGAATCTCCACTCCTAGAAACAAAATGCTCGACACTCGTGACATCATCATCCTGACTGCGGCGTTCTACCTCGGCTCGGTGGTGGCCCGTTTCTTCTCCGCCCTGACCGATGGCATCATCGCCCCCGTCCTCTCGCCCTTCGGCGCCAAGAGCGTCACGGACTCTGTCATGGTCGTCGGTGGCGTCACCCTCAAGACCGGTGAGCTGATCGCAGCCACCATCCAGCTCGTCGTCTCCTTCATCGTCGTCGTCTACGCGATCGGCGTCCTCCGCACCTACTTCCTCTCCAAGATCGGCGCCTCCCGCACTGCGTAAAATCTTCG